ATGCAAACGGGGTTGTAGACGTTGCACCCCCAAGCGCAGATTTAACTTATGAAGACGCGGTTGCTTACGTTGAAAGGCGTAAATTGTTTGACTCAACCCTGCCACCTGGATCTGACCCAAATCTTTACGTGGCGCGAGATATGCGCGGGTTTAACGATTTGCCTACTGTGCTTTCACCTGACGATTTTGACGCATTAGAAGGTAAAACCGTATTCAGAGGCGTGGAGAAAAAGAAATTTGTTGATGATTTCTTAGAGGGCGACAACTTTGCAGGGCAAGGCGTATACGGCAACGGAACCTACGCGTCAGACGCTCGCCAATACGCTACGCAATTTGCAGGGCCAAACAAAGATCTAATTATGGAGTTGAAGATTACGCCAGATATGAGGGTTATTGACGTAAGAGAAATGAACGATTGGCGCAAGGGGTTCATCGCTGATCTTGACGCGCGCAGAGCAGTTTTACAGGCAAGAAGAAAAGCCCTGCCGCTGGACGCGCCTAACTTTAAAGCGGATCTGGCTCAAATTGACGCTGATTTGGAGACATTGCAGGAAGTGCAACGCTATTTGGGTCAAGATCTAGGCACATTGGCAACGCTGCGCGGGTATGACGCAATCAGCGTCCCTGCTGGACAAATGGGCTTGAGTATTTTACCCGCAGAAGCAGATGAGTTTTACTATGTAATCTTAAACAGAGCCAAAGTTGTAGCAAAGGGAGCAGCGTGAAACTAATCGGGCCACCAGATATGAGCCGCAAAGCGGCACGGGCGATACAAAAAGTGCCTGCAAACCTGCAATGGGATTTTGCAATGGCGTTGGGCCGTGCCAGCACATTATCGGATCTATCAAACCAGCACCAAGATTGGTTTTTGAACGGCTACAAACCAAACAAATCTGCTAAAGTTACGAAGAGCCTTGAACAAGCCCTGGCTGACGTCAAGTTAGAATGGATTGAGGAATAACAATGGCATTTAAACACGTAAACGCAAGCACACTCACAGTCACTTCAATTTTGCACCAGGTAGACAAAAACGCTAGACCGCAAACTCCAATTAATATATACAACGGTCACAGTGCGTCAATCTTTATTGGTGATAGCACGATTACTACATCAGGCGCAACCATTGGTCGCACAATAGCAACAGGTACCTCACAAGTAGTCCACGCGAGCGCTAACGACATCATTTATGCAATCTCAGCAGCAGCCTCAGCAGCAGGCGCAATAGTTTTGACGTACTCAGCGTAACCGTGGCTGAAGGATTTGTACCACCTGCAGCAGTACGATCAAACGCCAAGCGTGGATTGGAGTTGCGCGCCAAGTACAATCGTGGCGGGACAGAAGTAGGAGTTGCACGCGCGCGTGACTTGTCAAACGGTAAGTCACTATCATTAGACACGATTAACCGTATGAGTTCCTTTTTTGCCAGACACGAAGTAGACAAAAAGGGTGAGGGCTGGGGCGTAGATAGCGCTGGTTATATTGCTTGGTTGCTTTGGGGCGGTGACGCAGGGTGGGCTTGGGCAAAAAGAATTATCAGTGAACAAGAAAACAAGGAGAAATCATCAATGTCTAATCTAACAACAGCATTTTTTCAGATTGAAAAAGCGGATCGCAACGCAGACGGGACAATGACTGTTTACGGCAAGGCAACAGATGACAGCATTGACATTGACCAACAGATTTGTGACGGGGATTGGCTTGACCGCGCAATGCCACACTGGTTCAAATCAGGCGGCAACATCAGAGAGCAACACAGCAACATTGCAGCAGGAGTGGCTACCGATTATGAAGCCAAAGCAGACGGGCATTACATTTCTGCACTTGTGGTAGATCCAGTCTCAGTCAAAAAAGTAGAAACAGGCGTACTCAAAGGGTTCAGCATTGGGATCAAAAACCCACGCGTGACACGCGATAAGTCAGCAGCAAACGGGCGCATTGTAGACGGGCAAATTGTTGAGGTGTCGCTTGTGGATCGTCCAGCCAACCCTAATTGCCAGTTGATGCTTGCCAAGTCTGCCGCTGGAGATGAGACAGTGGTGCAGGTAGAGGATCTAATTGAGAAGAAAGAGCCAGATTATGACGCGCTGCACGAAGGCGGGGACAATTCTGAGCCAGCAGACAAAGATCTGTACAGCAAAATCAAGGCTGAGGCCAAGGCCAAGTTTGACGTATACCCTTCAGCCTATGCCAATGCTTGGTTGGTAAGGGAGTACAAAGCACGTGGTGGAAAATACAAGCGCAAGACCAAAAAATCATTACAATTTGAGGACACAAACCTGGAAGAAGGAAGCACAATGGCAACAGAGACAATCGCAGTACCAAAGTCCATTGTGGGCGATATTCTAAAGTTTGACAAAGTTCAGTACGAAGCAGCACGTGACGCGCTGGCAAACCTAGTCTCAATTGAAGCAGAGGGTATCAAAGAGGGACACAATGAACTTGTGTCTATTTCTCACCTGCTTGAGTCAATCAGTCACTTACAAATGTGGTATCAGGGAGAAGAAGCAGAGGGAGAAACAATGGAAGAGACAATTGAATTATCGGCCCACGTCAAATCAACAATTGGTTGTGACTGCGCTGGTTGCGAAGCCTGTGCAAAAGCAGGCGGCTGCAAAGGTGAGATGTGCAAAATGCACAATGGCAAGTCAATGACCAAAACAAACGTGACTGAAGATAGTGCAGCAGAAGGCGCTGAAGATCTTATTGTTGCTGAAAAGTCTGCGCACAAAATGATGCCTAACAAGGGTGAGTCACTTGCAGAGTTTAAAGCACGTTGCAAAGAAGCAGGAATGGACGATGACTACGCAAAAGAGTGCTACACCAAGTATATGTCTGCTGAAGAGGACGCTGAAAAGTCAGCGACAATGGATAAGTGCTTGGAATGCGGTTGCCACCGTCCAGAAGAGACTCACGGACAAGTAGATGTCTCAACAGCCGATATGGTTGCACCTAGCGAAACACCAAAGTCTGCAGAAGCAGATGAAGAAGCAACTGAAGAAGTTGCACCAGATAATTCCACTGAAGATAATTCAGAGGATCTTAATGCCATAGTAGAGCAAGTGGTAGAGAGCGCAACGAAAGCACTCAAATCAGAGATTGCTTTGTTAGTGTCTGCAAAAGAGGCAGCATTAGCAAAAGCAGTGGGGTTGGAGACTGAGTTAGCACAAGCCAAATCTCTCGCAGTGGCGGGTGGCCCTAAGCGCACAGCACGTCCATTAGGTGGAACATCTAATGAACTTGTGCTCAAAGCGGCAACCTACAAAGCGAAAGCAAATGCAGCAACAGACCCAGATCTTGCCAAGGGTTACAAGGCGTTAGCGGATAAGTTTTACGCTGAGGCCACAGAGACCCTAAACAAGTAACCAACCTAACCGAAAGGAACCACAACTATGGCTGAAATGCCACGCGCTAAAGATCTGTTTGACGGATCTAGCCCTGTTGAGGCTGCTGAACGTATGGACTCGTATACTTACGAACTCAGTAAGTCATTGAGCAACGCTTCATCAGTTCCAGGACAAGCACCAGCGCCTGACGCTACTTCACAGTTAGAGGCGCTTGCAGCAAGCAAGTCACTCTCACCTGACGCAGCAGCAGGACTTCAGAATGCCCTAACAGCACAGCGTCTCGCTATGCAGGATATTCAAAAAGATATTACTCTCACATCACCACTCAGCACCTCATTTGCGGCGTTTGACTTGGAAGCACCTTCAAAGTTGCTCACACCACGTCCAACACCACTACGTAACCGTATTCCCCGTAAAAAGGGCGTAGGCACATCACACCGTGTCAAGCGTATTACTGGTTACACAGGTACAGGTACAGGTGGAGTGGGTAACGTTTTCCCAGGTATCACAGAAAGCACAACAACTGCTTTTGGTTCAATCAACTACGAGCGCGGGCCAAAGATCTCCTACGCAGCAGATGATTTGGTACTGCCGTACAACTCATACTCACTATCTGACTCAGTATCATTTGATGCTAATTTCTCAGGCCTTGGGTATCAGGATCTACGTCAACTATCTTCAACTTCAACACTCTACGCAACAATGCTTATGGAAGAGCGTATGATGCTTATGGCTCGTGGTACTGCTTCAGGTTACTCTGGCGCACTCACAGCACCAACATTTGCACTTGCTTCACCAGTGGCTTCAGGACAGACAGCACTTGCAGCAAACACTTACTATGTCAACGTCACAACTGACGCTGGTATTTCTGTAAACGGTTTTGGTGAGTCAATTCTTGGAACTGAAGCAAGCACGGCGGTTGCTTCAGGTGACGTACTCACAGTCACAGTCTCAACAGCGGTTGCAGGCGCACTTGGTTACAACATCTATGTTGGAACCGCAACAGGCGCAGCAAACCTCAAGTATCAGGGAACATTAAAGGGAACTGGTGCATTTACAATTCAGGGCGCGACAGCAACAGGACTCACAGGTAACAACGCTGCTTTCACAACAACTGGCGCTGCTGCTTCACGTGCTTCTGCTGATACATCTGCTTACGCAACTGGCTATGACGGCATTTTGCCAACAGTGCTTGGTTCAAACTCTGGCTTCAACAACGCAATCAACAGCACATTCTCAACCTCTAACCCAGGTGCGGAATACCAGACTGTGTTTGCTAACTTGTACCAGAATGTCAAAGCAGATCCAGATATGGTTCTGATGAACGGTAATGATCGCAAGCAACTTTCAGACGCGATCAAAAACGGCTCAACAGCAAACTACCGTCTGACAATTGACAATCCAGGTACAGGCGGGGGAACCACATACGGTTCAATCGTCACTGGACTTCAAAATGAAGTAACAGGTAAGTCTGTGGAAATCATCGTTCACCCTTGGTTGAACTCAGGCGTATCACCAGTGCTTTCATTTACGCTCCCAATCCCTGATACTGAGGTATCAGACGTTTGGGCAAACTTTATGGTGCAGGACTATATGGGTATCCAATGGCCTGTCACTCAGTTTGCGTATGAATTCAGCACATACTTCCGTGGAACATTCTTCTGTACCGCTCCTGCTTGGAACGGCGCAGTATCAGGAATTGTCTCTGCTTAATTACTGAATACATAAGGCAACGGGGGTGCGTTCCAAGTGAGCGCACCCCCACACTTACAATAGAGAGGGCAACCGTGGCAAGATTGGTAGCGTCAGATAAAGGCGTAAGAGAGACAGAAGTAAACGGGCGTTTATACAAGCCTGATCGTGGCGGGATCTACAACGTAGACAGCCCAAGTGCAGCAAGAGCAATGAAGGCTGAAGGATTTTTTGAGGCAGCGCTAAACCCAGTAGATCCAAAAGACAGCACACGTGGATTTACTTGCGTAGAATGTGGTTTTGGATCTTGGTTCCGCAAATGCTCGCGTTGCGGTCACACCACTGGTGAAGTACAAATGGACGGGGATTAAAAATGGCTACTGGTATCACGCTTGACACGTTCAATCAAGAGAGTGCTTACCTGACCGTTGCAGAATTCAAAAACGCTCCTACCTCACTGGACATCAACAACCTTGTCTCAGGCGGCACTCAGGGACAACAGGACGCAGAATTGGCAAACGTTATTTTGCGTGCTTCTTCATACTTAGATGAATACCTAAATCAAAACCTAGTAGCAAAGCGATCAACCGAGACTCAAAGAGTGCGCGTGAATAATCAAGGCTACGTAGCACTGCACCCCAACGACAATCCCGTGATTGCTTTGGAGTCATTTTTGTACGGCGCAAGCCCAAACAACCTTTCAACTTTGACGGATCCTTCACAATGCTGGTTTGAGCCTCAGCAGGTATTGGTGCCGCTATCGCAAATGGCCGCAACCTATTCCAGCGCTGGCCCACTTTCATTTGGATCCTCAGCGCCAGGCCAGCAATTATTTACTCAGTACACCTACGTTGCAGGATTTGTCAATACAACAATAGTTACCGCCACTGCTGCTGCAACTTCATTGACCGTGGCAAGCGGATTAGGAATACTGGCAGGCGGTAGATTACGGATTTATGACGGCGTGAGCAGCGAGATTGTGACGGTTGCTTCAACCTACACATACGGATCTACCACTGTTCCCTTGACGTCTGGGCTGGGTTTTACGCACTCTGCGGGCGTTGCCATAGGAAACCTACCTAATGCCGTAAAACAGGCTGCAATCCTGGCTACAACGGCTTTCTTGCGTATCCGTGGAGACAAGTCAAACACTATGAACATCACCACGCGCGCGCAGGGTAGCGACATAAGCGGTGAAACAAGATTTGGCTCAGACCTTGCATTGGCGCGTGAAATGGTCAATTTGTACCGCAGGATACGATAATGGCAGGGCGCACAGGCGTACGCGCGACAATTTATTCATTTTTATCGTCACCTCAAATTACCAACCTCAACCAGATCTTTGTTTCATTTCCCAAGCGGATTGATTTCAACGTAAACACCACGGCTGGATCCGACTCACGTGCTGCTGCAGTGATCTTCATTGCGTCTGAGACTGAGAGCCGCATTGCCATAGGCGGTTCAACCAACGGCATCAAGCGCATTGATTACACAATCATACTTCAGATCTACCAGCACTCATTTGTGCGAAACGCAGAAGACGCAATGACGGATTTTGATACGCTTATAGACGCTATCAAAACACGTCTACGTTCAGATCACCGATTTGGGGATACAAACGGCACTTTGGTTTGGCAGGGCGCTGAACCGCGTATCACTACGCGTTACGGTGAGCCTTCAACGGCTGAAGAAGGCCTAACAGAAACGTATGCTGAGGTAGAATTTGAAGTCACAGAAATGATCCACGCATAAGGAGAAACAAATGAAGTACAAGTACACAGGAACAGACTCACGCGTGTTTCCTACGTTGGGGATCATCGTGAAGCCAGGTGAAGAATTTGAAGCACCTGACAACTTAGACGTGCCTAATGTAGTACCAGCAGGCGCAAACAAATCAACACCAGCAACGTCTGCAGCGTCAGACTCAACATTAGGAGCGTGAAATGTCAGTACAAAATAGCGTACGCAGTTTTATAGGTATCGCAAAAGAGACAACAAAGGGTACAGCAGTAGTACCAACCGATTATTTACTTGTTATGAGCGATAGCGTCAAGCCAGTAGACGTGATTGATCCACTCTACGACAAGGGACTACGTGGAGCATTGGTAGATAGTTACAACTATATTCCAGGGCGCACACGTTCAACTTTTGATTTCAGTTCAGCAGGGTTTCCTGACGGGATTGGATACGCACTAACAGGCTTACTTGGCGCTTGCGCAACAACAGGAGCCTCAGCACCTTTCACGCACACAATCTCATTGAAGAACAGCCTTACAGCAGCGGCAGACGCTCAGCCACTCTCATACACAATCACTGATTTTTATGCAGCAGCGGTGCGCGCCTATCCTGGCCTGCAATTTACTGATTTCTCATTGAAGTTCAATGCTGACGGATTGTTGGAGTATGACGCAAAGACAACAGGATTTGCTTCAGGATCAGCCTCAACCCCAACGCCTACTTTCAGCACAATCTTGCCAACACCAGTTTGGACAGGTACAGTGTCAATTGGTGGATCTCCAGTATCAACAGCAGTGTCAGGCAACATTGATATGAAGCGTCCAGTGACGCCTATTTACGGTATTGCTAACACTCAAAACCCTTACTCAGTGTTTGTGGGCGCGTTGGAGACAACAGGCAAGTTTACTTTCGTAATGGAAGACAATACTGAACTCACACGCTTCCTCACCAACACTCAGCCAGCAATTGTGCTGAACTGGAGTCAAGGCGCAAGTGCAGCGCTCACTCAGATCCAAGCCACAATCACAAAGGGCGCTTACACAGCAGCAGTGATTGAGCGCGGTTCAGATTACGTGCAAGTCACCATTGACCTCAACGCTCAGGGTAATACCACTGACGCTGGAGCCAGCGGTGGATTTGGTAATATCAAGTGGGAACTCAAAAACGCAAAAGCATCAGGTACGTACATCTAAATAGATCCAAGCATTGGGGCGGTCAGGTTGATCGTTGAATTGCCTTCCAGCGATCCCGCGCCCCAATGCCCTATCTAGTACAATAAAATGAAGGCAAACCAACAATGGAGGCACAAATGTCTAAGAAAATATCATTACCGTCAGGCGCAACAGTAACTTTCAAAGATCCCAATTCACTACGCATCAAAGACCGCAAAAAGGTTATGCGCGTAACAGATGAGGCTGAGGGTGGGGATCTATCCAAAGCAATGGCGCTAACAGACGCGCTATTGGCAATGCTGATTGAGGATTGGTCATTTGATTTGATTATCCCGTCAGTCAAGGTAGACACACTGGGCGAACTCACAATGGAAGATTACGATTTTCTAGTTGAAGAAACAAAAGACGCGCAAAAGTCTCTGTTCCCAAAATTGGGTCAAACAGAAGAGACTGAGGCAGACCCAAAAGCCCCTACCGACAACTTGAACGCCTAAAATGGGTAATCAAGGGGGGTCAAAGGCACGCTGATTTTGTCTACCCAGATGAGCAATGGTTTTACTTCCAATTTGCTGATCGGTTTGGTTGGACACCTGACCAAGTAGACGATTTACCTGCTGGTACGGCTGATTGGCTTATTTCAATTGCTGCAACGGTGGAAAGAGCAAAAGCAGAAAGGGCAGATGAGTAATGGGCGCAGTAGTCATACGAAATCTTGCTGAAGTTTTGGCTGGCCTAGAGGTTCAAGAAGATAGAATTGAACAGGCTGCTCAATCCGCTATTGCCACGGCTGGTTTTGCTATTCAACGTCAAGCGCAAATCAACGCCAACACGGGAACTCACTCCAAAAAAACTGGACACATATCTGGCACTGGGCCTGGACCAAACGTAGTCACAGGTGCATTACGCAGATCTATACGCACTGACGTCAAATACGGTTTTGGTAATTATATTGCGGTTGTCGGAGCAAGCACAGAGTACGCTAGGGCTGTTGAATTAGGCTCACCGCGTTGGAAGAGTGGAGTAAAATACCCTTACCTAGCGCCTGCTGCTACTCAACTGATCCTTAACGGATCTTTGAATAGGATCTTTACAGCAGCATTTATTAAAGCAGTGAAGGGATAGCAATGAGCAACGCAATCCCGCCAATTCTGGTTCAAATTGCCGCAGACGTATCTCAACTCAAAGCAGGGCTGGCTCAGGCCCAATCAAGCATTAAAGGTATGGATAGCAGTGTTCAAACCGCCAATACAGGTATGCAAAATATGCTTGCAAGCGCCAAAAAAATGGCGGGGACAATCGGCGTTGCGTTTGCTGCAACTCAGGTAGTTCAATTTGGCAAAGACGTAGTTATGTCTGCGTCAAGTATGGCTGAGTCTGTATCAAAGGTCAATGTTGTATTTGGCGAGAGCGCAGAAGCGGTTTTTAAGTTTGGTGACGCTGCTGCAAAGAATATGGGTATGTCTAATCAGGCCGCAATTGAAGCAGCAGGAACTTACGGCAACTTATTTCAGGCGTTTGGAATTGGGCAAGGCAAGGCAAATGAAATGTCTACCACGCTGGTTCAACTTGCTGCTGACTTAGGATCTTTCAATAACACGTCTACTGAAGAAGCAATCAACGCATTGCGTTCAGGACTATCGGGTGAGACTGAGCCGCTAAAACGATTTGGTGTGGCAATAAACGAAACAACACTCAAAGCAAAAGCGCTTGAAATGGGATTTGGCGCAATCAAGGGCGCAATGGATCCTGCAATGAAGGCCCAGGTAACGTATGCGCTGGTAATGGAGCAGACCAAACTTGCGCAAGGCGATTACGCGCGCACAGCAGACGGCACAGCCAACACAATGAAAACCCTCAGCGCTCAGTTTGCTGACGCCAAGGTAGCCATTGGCGATATTCTTTTGCCAGCGTTCAATGCGTTGCTAAGCGTGTTCAAAGTTGCTATACCAATCCTTAAAAGTTTGGCCGATTTTGTTAAAAGGAACAAGGATCTATTTGGGGCGCTGGCTATCGGCGTGGGCGTTGCTGCAACCGCATTTGTTGTTTACAAGGCCGTAATTATTGCCTCAACCACCGCCACAAAGTTATTTGCAGTAGCACAGGTGATTATGAAGGGCGGTCAATTAGCGTCCATTGCCTCAACCAACACCCTTGCAGCGTCAATGCTCAAACTCAATGCCGCTATGAGAAATAATCCTATTGGCCTAATTGTCACTGGTATTGCTTTGCTGATTGCAGGATTTGTGCTTGCGTACAAAAAGTCTGAGACGTTCAGAAATATCGTTGGCACTGTTGCAAAGGCTATTTTGACCTACGTAGCATTTATGATCCGTGCTTGGGGCGATATGATTAC